GACCGCCGGGCGCGGTCGTGCCCGACCCGTCGCAGCGCCGAGCAGCTCGGCCGCAGCGTCGAAGAAGAGAAAGCCAACGGACGCGACTGGGAGCCTCCGCGAACTGGTGCGCGTCTTGAGGACGTCGTCTCGGCGTACCTGAAGCACGTCGCCAGAGCGAAGCGCCCAAAGACGCTGGAGACCTACAGCTATCAGGCACTGTCCTTCGTCGCCTTCGTCGGGACTGACGAGAGCGCGGCGAACGCGTTCAGCCGCCGCACGATGGGCGACTACTACGACGACCTCGGCGCTCGCATGACGGAGAGCAGCCGCCAGCAGTACATCCAGGCGGCCCAGCGTCTCTGGGAGTGGGCGCACGACTCGGACGAGTTTGGCGACGACGTTGGGCGCGTGAGAACGCTCGAGATGCGGGGCATTGACGCGACGCCGACCGTCGCCCCAACGTGGGCCGAGTGTGACCGATGCATCGCCGAGCTCGACCCGAAGACGGGCGCGTACCGTGCCGCGATCCTCATGCGGTACACGGGGCTCCGGGTCAGCCAGGCCTGCGGGCTCGTGTTCGCTGACCTCGACACCACGGCCAAGACGCTGCGCATCCGGGGCGAGCTCGGGAAGACGAACGCCGAGCGGGCGGGCCGAATCATGCCGGCGTCGCCTCACCTGGTCTCGGCCGTGACCTCGTGGGGCGGTCAGCCGACCGACCGGATCGCCGGGGCCCAGCAGGTCGAGAACGCGATCCGACTGGCCTGGACGAAAAGCGGCGTGCGAGTCGAGGCGTACGCAAAGCGGCCCGACCACGCGTTCCGCAAGGCCTTCGTCAGCGAGCTGCACCGTGCCGGGGCCGACTCTGACGCCGTCGAATACCTGGTCGGTCACAGCTCTGGGATCCGGGGCGTCTACACCGATCCGAGCGCGCTCCCGCTGGCCTCGGCGGTCGCGCTCGTTTCGCCGATCAGGATCACCGCAGGATCAGACAACGTCGTGGCGCTTCGCAAGCGCACGACATCATGAGGCAATGGGGGCGGCGCATGGTTACGCGACCTTAATTGGAAGGGTCGGGGCTTGGTGCAGCTACCACGGGCAGATCGCGTCGGGACCGTGATCGTCGAGTTGCGTCCGTGCTGAACGAGCGAGCAGTAGAGTGGTCTGGACGGGATCAGGGTAGGATCAAGCGGCCCGTGCGGCGTACGGACTATTGGCCCCGCTCGTCGACGAGCTCGACGGAGCTCGGGGCGCCGGGCGTCCGCTCGTCGACGACGGTGAGGGACTGGGCCTGGACGACGGCGCGCTGCACCTGGCGCTCGATGACAGCGTCCGCGAACTTCGACCAGAGAGCCTGGGCGATGCGTCGAGCCGGCTGCGGCAGTTGGTCCAGCACGAGATCGGCGATGTCGCTCAGCGCCCCCGATGCTGCCGTTCGGGCGATGCGCTGGGCGTCGTGCGAGAGTAGGTCGGTGGTCACGGCCCCACCACCGGCGCGACGGTCTCGACGACCAGCGTCGGGGCAGGCCCCGTCGGGCACTCGACGATCAGCCGGTGGGCCTGGACCCGCGCCTTTGACGGGCCGTCACAGCGCCACGTTACCGAACGAGCCTGCTCGTCGACCACGCCGCCGAGGGTGGTGCAGGCCGACGCAAACGCCATCGGCAGAGCAGCCAAGAGAGCGGCGCGAGTCGCCGCGGCGCTGCAGCCGTTCATCGTCGACCCCCGCGCCGGTCCTGCACGTAGAGCGTCGCCACGACGAGCTGCAGCGCGCCCACGAGCGACGCGACCTCATCGTGAGTGAGACCGACGCGCGGGCCGACGATGGCGACCACGACGGTAGCCAGGGCAGTCCAGGCGGTGCGCGAGCGAGCGAGGGCGGTAGCGGTGCTCATCACCAGACTCCTGCGACGGCTTTGGTTGGGTCGGCGTCGAGCGACGCGCGAGGGCCGCCCGGCAGGCAACAGTAGCCGAGCCGGGTTTCGACGACGCCGAGTCGGGCTTCGTGGACGCCTACGGCCACGACGGCCGGCGTGAGTGTCTCGCGAACGTGAGACAGCTCGATCGTCAGTGCGGTCAACTTTTCGCCGGCCCTGTACGAGACGCTAAGGCCGGCGACGAGCGCGCCGATGGCCGCCGCGCCGAGTGAGAGCAGGGTCACCATCCACCTAGGGATTGTCATGGCGCTAGGTCCTCCGCGAGAGCCCAGTTGAGGTCGACTTTCCCATCGACGCCGTCGACCGAACCCGAGCCCGAGAACTGCCAGACGCGCCAGGGATAGCCGGCGATCGTTCGCTTCGGCTCGGAGCCGGTGTTGTACGAGGCGAGCCAGAGACCGTGTTGTCGAAGGCGCTCGAGCAGCTCGGCGGGAGCGGCCGAGAGGTACGCCTGCCAGGCCCACCGGCCGGTGTAGAGCATCGGCTTTCGGCCGGTGGCCCGCTCGACGTGCTCGAGCCAGGTGAGGCACCAGAGCGCGCACAGCTCGGCTCGGCGCCGGGACGTGCCGCCGATGGCGGCCCAGGCCGCCGCCGTCAGGTTGGCCTGATATGCCTCCTCGAGGTCGAGCACGTCGGAGAGGGTGGGGACGCCGATAACCGAGCGGCGCCATTCGAGGTAGTGCTCGGCCTCGGCCACGGCGTCGGCGGCCAGAGACGCAAGATCGAGCGGGCGCTTTGCTGACGGGTCACCGAAGTGATAGCCGCCGACGGGCAAGTCTAGGCGCTGGCACTCGTCGGCCTGCCGCATGGCCTCGTGGTTGCGGTAGCTCGCGCCCTCGCTCAGCTTCAGCCACACGAACGAAACGCCGGCCGCCTTGACCTTGTCGAAGTTGACAGGCCGCTTGTTGCCGCCCTCGTTGTGCCCGCTCAGGTCGATCCCGAGACGCACGTCGATCCCGAGGCGGGCCAGCTCGACGCGGCCGATCGCCTTGGGCGACGGGAGGCAGAGCGCCCGGGCGACGGCGCCCATGGTCTTCGGGCCGCACTTGCCGTCGACCGTGAGGTCTTCGCCGCGACGCACGAGCTCGGCCTGCATGCGCTGCACGATGCGACCCGTCGAGCCAGAGGAGATGGTCAGGTCGTAGCGCATGGGCCTCCGTGATTGGGGGAATGCCGGCTAGGCCCGGAGGCACTGAACCGGCGATCAGGTGTTTACCCTACATGCGCGAGCAATATCGGGCAAGTGCGAGTTGACCCGCCGGCCCTGAATCGGCACGCTGACGTCATGGCAGTCGTCACCACGATCCGGCTCGACCTGTCTCGGCTCCGGGAGTTCGCGGAGTGGGCCGACCAGTTTCCGTTCGCCATCAGTCGAGGCATGAACTGGACGGCGAAGCTCGCGCGAGACCGGCTCGTGCGGGAGCTGCCGTTGTATTTCACCGTCCGCAACGAGTGGACCAAGAAAGGGATCGGCATCGGCCCGGACCGGGGGGCGTACAAGGGCGCGTCGAAGCATGACCTACGCCTCCACATCTTCGGCCGGCACGACTATCTCGAAGTGCACAACACGGGAGGCAAGCGGCCGGGCGGCGACCAGCCGATCAGCGCGGTCCCTATTGGGGCGCGTGCATCCGAGCAGGACACGACGAAGAAGCGCAGCGACTGGCCGCTCAATCAGATCCGTCGCGGTCTCGCCTACCGCGCCGGCATCGACCGCCTACGCAAGCGGGTTTCGGTGCAGCAGACGTCGAAGAAGACCGGGAAGGTCCGCACGGTGAAGCGCCGAGAGGGCGTGCCGAAGCTAGCCCATGGCCAGGTCATCCGAGCGAGCAAGAAGCACCCGACCGCCACGCCCGGGAGCGTGCTCTGGTACATCGCCGACGACGCCAAGATCAACCTGAAGAAGCGCTGGCCCATCGACCAGACGGTCAAAGAAGTGTTCGACGGCGAGTTTCCGGACCAGCTCTACCGCTCAATCGTCCAGGCCGTTCGCAGCGCCCGCCGGCGGCGCTAGCCGACCAGGCAGAGCGCCACGCCGTAGCCCCGCGCGGCGTCGAACGGCGTCGTGATCTCCATCACCTCCACCGGCCGCCCGTCGGGCCGGGCCAGCGTGCCGAGCGCGCACCCGTCGGCGCCAGGCGTGAGGTAGTCGCCCTCTTCGACGCCCTTGCCGATTCGAACGCGGACCTGGCCCACGAGAGCAACCGCAGTCCACTCGTCGGGGCGTGCCGTGCGGGCGACGTTGGGCCGTTGGTTGTCATACCCCTGGGCGTCCATACGCGAGCCGTCTTCGTTGAGCAGCGGGCGACCAAACTCATTGGTGGCGTAGCGCTTCGCGTAGTGGAGACCGCCCGTCCCGAGCAGAATACCCGGCGTCGCCGAGACCACGCCCATGACGCGGTCCCCCGGTCGGGCGATTCGGACTTTCCTCCCCACCCGAGCCAAGAGCGTCCCGTCGGGGATGCTGCCGGGCTCCGCGTTCTCGAACATCTCGGCGAAGTCCGAGTTGGGGTCCGTCGATGCCGTGATGGCCCCCGACGTCTGGATGATGCCGTGCTTACCTGCGAGCATGATCGTCAGGTTGGTGTTGATGACCGTCGCGCCTGGGTTGCTCGCGTTGTAGCCGAGGGCAAGGCAGAACCCGTCGGCGCCGCCGCTTGAGGGATCGCCGTCGGTGTGCAGCTCGGCGTTCTTGCTGGCGACGAGCAGCATGTTCGTTTTGCTTGAGGTGGCCAGGACTTGGCAGGTGTCTGAGGCCAACACGCCGCACTGCGCGGCCCCGCTCGCGATGTCGTTGCCCGTCCCCCCGATAACGAAGCTCTTGGCCGCGCTCACGATGTTGTTGGCGCCGCCGAGTGCTGCACTGTCCGCGCCGCCCAGAATGTGCGAGTCACCGCCGAGGGCGATGGCGCGAGCCGCGGTGATCGTGTGGTTGTTGCCCCCGACCACCGCAGCCCGCGTCGATCCGGACTGGATGTCGTGGCTGTTCCCGCCGCCAACGAACGACTCATCGGCCGCGGCGACGTTCGTATCGCCGCCGATGGCCGCCGCGTTCTCGCCGCTCGCCGTCAGGTCGTGGCCGCCGGCCGCGACTGCCTTCAGACCGCTGGCCGTGGGGTTGTCGCCGCCGAGCGTCGCGGCGTCGGCTGCGCTCGACGCGGCCGAAGAACCACCGAGGCAAACAGAACGGTGTCCGCTCGCCGCAGTGCTGGTCCCGCCCACAACGGCCGACTGGTCTCCTGAAGCGATACCACCGCTCACGGCCATGACCGCCGAGTCCGCACCGGACGCGACGACGATGCCTTCGCACGCGATAGCAGCCGACCGAGCCCCTGTGACGCCGATGGTACCTGATGCCGCCACTGCCGCCGAGTGCGCACCAGACACCGTGACCGTAGCCGACGCTAAGGCGACACGGGTCTTGGGTGTCGTCACGTTTGAGAGGCTGGTGGCGTGCGCCTTGATGCCGTGCACGCCCGATACCGTCGTCTTGAACAGGTCGAAGTCAGTCGCGGGCGTACCGCCACCGTCCTCGATCGTTCTGACGATCGATTCCTGCACCGCGTTGAACCACTCGGGCGTGAGGCTCGTAGGCGTCCCCGTGGGCGTCGTCGCCGCATCGACGAAATACCCCGCCGTGCCCGTGCCTGCCGGGTGCGTCGGGAGTGCTGCCGCTTGAGTGCCGGATGCGATGCGCTTCATGCTCTACCTCGGTCAGACGTACACGAACAGGAGTCGCGTGTGCGCCGGCTTGATCTTGTTGGCGAGGGCTTCGAACGCGGTGTTCTGCGTGCCCGTCATCGTCAGCGTCCACACCGCCGCGCAGTAGTAGGGCCCGGTCACAGCGTCGTTGCAGTCCGAATTGACCGTGAACTGCGCCGCGTGCCCGCTCGTGATCGTCACGTTGGTGTAGCCCGCTGCCTCGGCGAACGCGACCCACTGCGACTTGGTGACGACGGCCCGTGACAGGAGCTTCGCCGTGATGTCCAGCCGGCGCTCGGCGTTGGTAGCGGCGATCACCTCGCCCGATTCGGGCAGGCCCAGCGACCGCTCCCACGCGTCGAGCGTGTCGGTCGCGGCGTCGGGGTCGAGCTCGTCGATAAGGTCCCGTAGCCAGTCGTGAGCCCGCACGAGCTCGCGCGCGACGCCCAGCCACCACTTGGCCGTGCGCGACGTCGACGGCGGCGCCCACGCTCGGCCGCGTCCCGCGAGCGCGACGAGGGCCGCGACGTACTCGGTCGCGTTGCCCGCCCAGGGCTTCGCCGGTGCGCCCTCGCTCATGTCCAGGCGCCCCCGTCTTCAGTCAGCACGCCGATCACCGGCAGGACCCCATCGGCAAGGTCGATGTCGGCCGGCGCCGCGCCTTCGATGGTGTTGAGCTCGAATTGTCCGTCCGGGTCGACGCTCTTGATGCCGCGCCGGATCGCGTCTCGGATGTCGTCTTGGTAGAGCGTCCCGCCCGGGGCGATGTCGAGCGTCGCGAAGAGATCGTCGACGTGGTCTTCGATGGCGTCGCGGATGTCCGACGTGTCGGGCGTCAGGGTCACGTCGATGTCGATGGCTCTCGGCGTCGGCGCTGCCGCGTAGACGTAGTCGGCGACGTGCGCCGGGGCCTTCGTTCTGAGGTAGGTCTGCAGCGACGTCGCGTCGCCGCCCGACGGGATCACGTCCGTCGAGTCGCCCCCATCCGGGACGACCAGCGCGAACCGCACCGTGATCTGGCCGAGGTACGGCTCGTGCTCGTAGACCCAGACGCGGGAGATCGACGCCGAGTGTTCCTTCGCCCATGCCACGTAGTCGGCCTCGGCCCCGCCCTGCGGCGGGCTTGCGAGGTCCTCGAGCAGTCGGATCTTGAGTGCGTCGATCGTCTCGATGTCCGCGCCCGCCGTCGCGGCCGTGACTGAGACCGTCGCGTTGACGTTAGCGATCGGCGTCTGGAACGTCAGCGTGTCGCCCACGTCGAGAGAGCCATCGGCGCCCGCGACACTGGCCGTGATCGCTTTGGCCGTCAGGGTGCCCGCGCCGCCCGAAGCAATCGTCGTGTCGAGGGTGTACTCGGTGCCGTCGTCGCGAACGAAGATCGTCCCCGAGGGAATCGTCGCCGTTCCCGTGCGCGTGATCGTGATCTGACCCGTCGCCGTCGTCGCCGCCGTGCGCGTCAGGCCCCGAAGCTGCGCCCACCGCAGGACGCCCCAGCTCTTCGCCGTGACCGGTAGCAGCTCGGCGACGATGCGCGAGCCAAACCCGTACAGCGAGTGCACCGCCCGCGCCAGGCCGTGCGCCGCGGCCCGCGCGAACGTCCGCTTGAGGTACACGTCCTGCTCGCCCATGTCCGACGCGATGTCGGCCTGGATGCGAGAGAGCACTGTGCGGAACGTCGGCGGCGTGATGGGGAGGTCAACGGGCATACTCGCTCCAGAGGTCCGGGAACGGGATCGTGAGCAGCTCGCCCGAGCTCAGCGTGATCTCGACCGTGATCGAGACCCGGTTCGCCCGGATGGTCGCCACCGGCACGATACCACTGCACAGCCGATCAGTGATCATCCATTGCAGCGCCGCCCGCGTCGCGTCTTCGAACTCGCGAGCCTGCACGCCCGCTCGAGACAGCAGGTGCCACAGCCGAGACCCGGTGTTGTCCGGACGGTCGGCGTACGTGTCACCCCACCATCCTCGGCGGTCGCCCGTGCCATCGACCGGCGTCTCGTCGGCGTTGATGCGGGCGTCGCTCATCAGCGACACGAAGACGAGCCGCTCGATCGTGAGCTCGGAGCCGACGCCGCTCGGCATCGGATCCCACGTCCGCAGGTAGTCGACCGCCGCGCCCGACGCCGTGACCCCGATGGGGAGATCTGCCGAGCCGTCCGAGAGCGCGTAACCCAGCTCGGTCGAGTAGGCCGCCGCCATCGCATTGCCGGCGAGGTCTTCGACGTTATCGACCGTGAGCCGGACCGCATCGACGCCCGGGGTCAGCGTCAAGACGACCGTATCGGTGTCCGTGAGCGTCGCGGTGAACGACACCCCCGGGGCCAGCGTGTAGTTGCCCGTCGTCTCGGCGCTCGTCTCGTCGACGTCTTCGGAGAACGTGATCTCGATGGTGGTCTTGCTGGTCATCCTCGCGCGTGTGACCGTCGGCGGCACCACGTCGAGCACCATCTCGTAGGCGCCCGCGTCGGTCGGGTCGCTGCGGGAGTCGCCTTCGTAGTCGAGGAGCACCGTCGCGTTTCGACTGAGCGACCGGATCGCGGGGCTCGTGAGCTCCAGCGTCAGGTCACCGCCTGCGGCGTCGACGAACAACGGATCGGCGTTCTGATTCGAGCCGCCGTCGGTGCCGGCGAACCGCGTTGTGAACGTGCCGTGAGCGATGTTCTCAGAGTAGGTTCCCGAGCCGGCGTCCACGGCGTGCGAGCCGCCCGTGCCGAGGTTCTTGATCAGGTTGCCGCGAGCAGTCGTGATGTTGCCCGCGATGACCTTGCAGTTGCCGCCCGTGTTCCAGGTGCCCGAAACGGAGTTGTGCGCCACGAGCAGTGCATCGCCCGAGTGGAACTGCACGTTCGTCGGACACACGACGTCGTTGTTGTAGACCTCGGTCAGACTGCCGTACGTGAGCACGATTCCCTTGGAGCCGCTGCCCGTCGACCCCGACGTGCGCACCTTGCAGTTGATGAACTTCGACCAGCGGTTGGCGAAGCTGCCCAGGTTGACGATGCACGCACGGCCCGTGTTGCCTTCGAACTCACACCCGTCGATCACGATTCCGTCGTTGAGCTGCCGGATCACGCCGAGAGAGGCGTTGGTCCAGCCCGAAAACTTGAGGTTTCGGAGCGTGAGCTCACCGGCCGCGCTTGAGAACGCTCGATAGGAGCCGCAGTTGATCGCGGTCGTTGCGCCGGTCGACGCGATGATGGGCTTATTGTCCGGGTCGGCTGCCTCGATGACGCACACGACGCCCCAATAGCCGTCGGTCACTTTCTGTGTGTCGAGCGCCTCGGTGTACGTCCCGCCGTCGACGACGATCCGATCCATGTCCGCACGGCTCGTCGCCGTGGTTCGGCACGCTTGGATCGCCGCTTGAATCGTCGTGTAGTCCCGGCCAGACGGCCCCACCGTGTAGGTCGTGCCCACTAGTCCACCGCCTTGACCGTCGCCGAGCCGCTCGTGATCGTGCCCGTCAGTGTGATCGGTAACGCGTTCATGACGGCCGCCCCGCCCGAGAATCCGACGGCGACCGTGTTGGCGGGAATGGTCACGCTCACCGTGTCGGTATCGCGCGCGACGCCCTTGCTCGCGCCCGTGCCGAGCTGGATCCCCGAGGTCGAGAGGGTCACGACCTTGCCCGTCGAGTCGTAGAGCGCGACCTGGCCCGCCGTCAGTGTGTTCGGCCGGTGCGACCGATGCGACGTCGCCAGCGCCAGAGGGTGCGACTCGTCGGCGCCCGCGTGGACGATGACGACATCGGCGCCGGCCGGCGCCACCGCCGCCAGGCCGTAGGGCTCCATGAGCTCCACGTCATCGACCGTCGTCCCGCCGACTCTCGCCTGGACCAGGCGCAACGCACCGTCCACCAGTCGGCTCGACGTGAGCACGCCGCGCCGAATCATGCCGAGCAGTCGGGCCGCGGCGCTCATCGGTTCGCCTCCGCGCGTTGCTGGGCGACTGCGACGCCGGCCGCGTCGAGCCAAAGCCCCTTCTCGGCCCGAGCCCCTCGGCGTCGGCCGCGGCCCGGCGGAGCGTACTGCGCGAACGCCTCGGGCGGCTGCAGCGTCAGCTCGGTACGCGTGCCCGTCAGATCGCGGGATAGCCGCGCCTCGACGATGAGGAAGTCGTCGTCGATGAGCGCGGGAGGCACTCGGACGCGGACGACTTGGTTGATCGCCCAGACCTCGCCCTCGCTCGTGAGCCAGCCCGGCACCACGGCGGTGATTGACGTCGACCGGCCCCACCGGGTGAGCATCTCCCACTCTGCCCGCGCCTTGCACGCCGCAGCGTCGGTGCGCCCGTCGGGCTGCAGCACCAGGCGTCGATGCCGGCTCACGTTGTCGGTGGCCGTCCCGTTGACGAGCTGGGCCGCGTCCGCGTCGATGGTCGCCGTCCCGGCACGCTGGCCGCGACACACGTACTCGCTGAATCGGTCCGCGCCCGAGAACCGGCACGAGACCGAGATGAGGTTCGATCCGTAGACGAGCGCGCCCGGGATCCGCTCGGTCCCCGCCCGCGTGATGAGCAACCGCCCGCGTTCATCGTCGCAGACCATGAGCTGGCGCAGTCCGCAGGCCCGCTCGATCGCATCGTAGACCGTCTCCCCGAGCTGCAGCGCGAACCGCTCGAGCGGGGCGCCGGTCGCCACGTCGGTGACGACGTCAACCCCATACTCGGCGGCGAGCTCGGCCGCGAGGGACTCGACCTTGACCGACGACCAGCGGCGCTTGCCGTCGGGGTCCGGATGGCAGTCGACCAGGTCGCTCGTCTTGCTGCGCCCAGACACCGGCATCTCAATCCCGTCGCCCCGCACGTTGATCGCCACGTCGTCGACGTAGCCCGTGATCACGGCCTGCCGGTCGATGCGCACGACGCACGACGACTGCGGCCGGATGACCACCGGGTCGCTCGCGCTCGCGCCCTGGTAGAGCTCGAGCGAGAACGGCCAGCCCACCCGCTCGAGCGAGCGCGTGATCTCGACCGACGACCAGCCCGAGTAGGACCGACCCCCGACCTCGAGCTGGACGTCGTGTTTCGCCAGCTCGGTCATCGGGTCAGCACCGAAAGCGTCCGAACCGGCGCGAACAGAGGATGAATGATGTCGTTGCGATCGACGACCTCGGTCGTCCGCTCGGCGTCGCCGTAGAGCTCCCAGGCGATGAGCGTCACCGGCACCACGCCGCGGGGCGTGTACTCGGTCACCCGAGGCAGGCCCGCCACCCGCCGCGTCACGTCTTGGATTAGCGCCGTCCGGAGCGCCCGGAGCGTGTCAGCCGTCTCTGCGTCGGCCTCCTCCTCCTCGGCGGCGATGAGGGTGGCGATCGCATCGCGGTCGGCAATGGCGTCGTCGTACACCGACAGATCGGCGTCCCGGATGTAGGCGCACGCGGCCGTGAGCGCGTACCGGCATTGCGCCCGCCGGGCTGCATAGTCGACCGTCGCGATCCGCTCGCTGTCCGTCGTGGCGGGCGTCGGCGAAACGTACGCATCGCCCGCCCCCGACGCCAAGCGCCGCAGGCCTAGCAGGTTCCCGACCCGAATCATGAGCGACTGGACCGCCGCCGCGAACTCCTCGGGTGCGCCGGCCAGGGCTTCGGTCCGAGCCCGGAGGTCCTGCGCCTCGGACACGACATCGGAGACGTCTTCGACGACCGCCATGGGCGTCGCGGCGATGGTCTCGATCTCCCCGAGCACGTCGTCGATAGCGGCGATGGCCGCGTCGAGCACGCCCAGACCATACCCGTCTGAGTCGAGCTGCTCGGTCACCTCGGCCAGCGTGGCCGCGTCCATCGCGTCAATCGCGTCGTCGAGCGCCGAGCCCGTGTCGAGCGTGATGAAACTCAGCTCGCCCGCCTCGACGAACGACAGCGAGAACAGGATCACGTTCCCGTTGTCCCAAGAGTCGACCTGCCGGTACTCCGTCAGATTGACCCGGATCTCGCCGTATACCGGGTGCACCAGCGTCCCCGGCCCCTCGGCCTCAAGCGCTTCGAGCAGCGCAACCGACTGGCCCGCCGCATCGTCCCCGATCACATAGGCCTCGACGCTGATGGCGCGCGTCCGTCGACCAAGGTCTTCGGTCACCGCCAGGTCACCGCCCGGGGTCTCGTGAACCCCGACGCGACGACCGCCCGACAGTCCCTCGGTCTCGACTTCGAAGGGCACGCCGCGGAACGACGCGGCCCGTAGGCTGTCCGTCCACGCCATTAGAGTGCCCCCGTCCCGACCTTGCGAACGCCGGCTTTGACGTTGCTGGCCTTCGGCTTCTGCGTGATCTCGGCGTTGGTGCCCGGGGCCGCTTCGACCTTGACCGTGATCTCCTGCGGCGGCGCCGGCGGGCCCGCCGA